GTCCAATACAGCAATCATATCATTGTATGCAGTACCTCCCGCAGCTCTAAGACTTTTGAATAAAGGCAGCAGTTCTTCTGGTTTCTTACCAATAATTTCATACTTCTTTGCAACCTGACTCAGTTCTCTCTCCTCTGCTGCTTCTCGGAACTTCTTTAGGTCTTCTAACTCCGCTTTGACTGCTGGGTGTAATCCCTTATAGATACTCTCATCGTTATCTGGCTGTGATGTTGATACCTCAAGCTGTGTTTGAGCAGTTGCCTCAGACAGTGTTGCAGACTTCTCTACAAAAGGCAATACCGATACAACAGGCGGTACCATCGCAGAAGTATTACTTGCAGACTGCTCCTCCACACCATAACGCTTTTCAATACTTTCTAAAAAAGCTCTCTCCGCATCTGTCATTTTACTCTTATCAATCTTCATTTCCTCTCTGTCTCCTTTCGGGTTTTCATTATTGTCTGTTTCATTTTCTTCTGATTCAGCATCTTCACTGGCTTTTTTAATTGATTCATTCAGTCTTTCCACCGCTGCTTTCATAATCTCCAAATCCGCCTCTGATACCTCTTCATTCTTCTTTACAATACTGGCTGCCTTACCATTGGACCACTTCTTAATTGATTCCTGCACTACTGCATAAAATTCATCAAGGCTCTCCTGCATTGCTGTTGCTGTATTAGTGCTGTCTATCTCTTCATCATTCAAAATCGAGCATAGAGCAGACTGCAATGCATAACAAATATCCCACATTTCATCAGATATCTTTCGATCATTGACTTCATTCATTTTCTCATTAAAACTTACAGAATTATCCTTCTGTATTTCAGCCAATGCACTGTCAATTTCCCCTGGGTCCATACCAGCCGCTTTTCCAATAAAGCCAAACAACTTTTTAAGTATGCTGCTAGAATTTTTCGGTTCTTCCCTGTCTTTTTTCTTCCTCATTTTAATGTCAGCATCAGGATTTGCCCCTTCATCTACAAAATCTACCTTTTTGATTTTAAGATTTTTTAGCTTTGTTGCCACTTTCTTGTCTCCTTTCTTCAGATTTTATAAAATAAAAGGCACTCGTTGTCGAATGCCTTTTTGCCATGAAAATATGTACTGCCTACGCCCTTTTAAAGTTCCATAGGTAAAATTTTAGGTTGAATGATCTGAAAATCGCAATACTCCCATTTTACAAGGCATTTTCGTTTTCTGCCTGTACTCTTTCCGCTTCACCTTCAATACTCAGCATGGAATATGTACCATTCTTGATTTTCTCCCACACATCTTTGTCAGTTACCTTAAAACCGATCCACCAGCCAACTGGCAGCGTTCCTGCTGGAATACCCATTGCTGCCATTTTATCCTCTGTGAATACAACACTTTCTATTAATACAGCAACACCGCCCCGCTCGTGCATCTCTCCACCGTCACCATACAGCCTGACATACTCATACGCTGCTGCCTCCAGCTCTTCCGGTTCAATAATATCACCCTGCCAGTCCTCAATCAGTTCTCCGCCAACCCTCATAGACACATTCGCCCAGCCAAAAGCAAGCATCTTTTCATCATCGGACTTTGCTATTCTGAAATGTCCCTTTATGACATTATTCCGTTTTTCAATCAGTTCAGAGAATTTTTTCACTTTCTTTTCCTTCCTGCTTTATTCTTTATTACAGCTAACTTTAAAGACATAAGCATAAAAAAAGAACCTGTTTCCAAGTCCTTTATTTTTTCTGCTTTTTATAATTATCTAATTGTTTTTTGACTCTTTTTTTGTAATCTTCGATGCCAAGGTATGTTTCAAAATGGAATAGAGGAAACGGTTTTCCTATATCTAGCTCTTTCCATTCTTTTTTCATCTCCAAAAGCTCCTCATCTGTTCGTAAATACTGTACTATGTTTTCCACGAAACAACCTCCTTATATGCCTCATATAAGTCTTTTAACATTCCATCAAATTCTTTTCTAATCACAGAATCACTCATATCAATACATGTAATATCTGCAAAAATTTCCATTACACGTTTGCGTTCATTAGATAAATATTCAGGGGTGTGCCCTATAAAAAGCATATCATTTGCCTTCCCTTTTGTCAATGAACTAATTAAATCATTGAAAGCAAAACTATTACGATATTCATCATTCTGCAAGAGTTTATCCATTGCAGATAGATTAGACATTATCAATGATTCTAGATCGTTTATCGCATATAAAAAATGCTCATTTTTCCACGAATGAAGAAAAAGGAAATCTACTCTATGAGCATTTTCATGTGTTAACACAAATCCCATATCATAATTATTTGCATTTTTTGCATTTGGATTGTATTGAATTATATCCCTGCCATTATCATATGCAAACGCCTCTTTCATTGCTTCATTCTTTTCATATTTCACCTCATCATGGCTCATAAGCAATCTCGTACTCATAGCTTCATCACCATTTGTACTAACAAGACTACTATCATAATCATCTATTGAAGCATCTATCCATTCATCTCCTGTTCTCATAGGGCTTTCTATTATTTCTCTATAATTCTCCACCTCTATATATTCCACAGCGCAGCCACAATTTGGGTGTGCTGGTGGTAAAAGGTCCTGCCCTGGGAAAAGCATTCTGCCCTTAAATGGAAATCCTTTTTCCATTTCAATTTCCATGCCTTCTAACGCCTGACATATACTGCACACCCTGTCATCTCCTGATGTGCTCCACCTTTTTTTTACTGTTCCAAGATACCCTTGTTCCTGTGCCTGCCGCACTCCTGCATCTGCTCCCCTGTTATATGCAAAAGCACTTTCTGTCCGTGCAATTGTCATAGCTCTTTGACGGTGTTTTCTCTCTGCATATTTGCAAGCAGCATCTAGCGCTTTTCTCTGCATACTTTCGGGTTTCATCCGTGGGTGCTCTTTTTTTAGATTTTCTATAATACTGTCATAAAGCTTGGCTACTGCCTTGGCATCTCCTTTTGTCAAGCCAATACAGGGACGAATAAACCTAGAAAGTTCATCAACTGTATGCTGCTCTCTCATTTTCTTCGTAAGAAGTGCAGCAATAGCCTCTTTCTGTTCTTGGGTACAGGCTGTTACAAGCTGTGCACCACGTTCATTAATCCACTTTAATAAACCTGGTGTCTGTGTATTAAACTCAAAGGCAAGATTGTCAAGAATTGGCTGCCCCTTTACTCCCGCCTCTATTGCTTTTGTCCACATACTGTTCAGCCTATTAGTTATTAAGATGGAGTAATCCTGCTGCCACAGTTCCAATGCTTCTGTAGTAAGAACGCCCTCAAGTACCGTCTGCCTAAGTTCTTGATAAGTGATTGCGTCCTGTTGGTCCTTCCAAAATCCACATAAGATTTCAACTGGATCATCACACTCGCTTTCCAGGTACTCTTCAAGCCTTTGTAGGACCTCTTGGCTGTTTTTGGTCTTTACTTTCCGTACCCGTCTGGCTGGCATAATTCTTATTGCCATTGGCAGCACTCCTTCCTAATCTTTTTTTAGCCTCCTCTGCTTTTTTATCTGGAATTTCTTCCACTTCCTTGTCAGCTTCCTCACCCGTGGCTGTTTCTGGTTCAGGAGGCTGGTTCTGCTCCTGCTGCTTTTGGCGAGTATGGTCAAGCTCTCTGGTATTAGAATAAACCCTGCCTGGAAGATGCCCTACCTGTCGGATATAATCTTCTAAACTATCATCTGGTATCAAAACACCGATTCCAGTCATATCTTTTATAAACGATGCCACTTTCGTAATGTCAGCATCTTCAATATCACCATGCGTCATTTTCGGATATTCTGTAATTCCTGCAAAGTGTTGACCGTTAATATCTATTAATGATGGTATGCCCTGGCTGTTAAACGTCTCACAAATAATATCCAAAAATGCGCCTATGGCAACGGCAAACAGCTCTGTTTTATCAGAACTCAATGCCCAGCTCCCTGTCTGGTCATGCCCTAAAAAAATAAAATCCGCCAATACTGTCATGGCGATTCTGGTATCATAACGATTAATAATTGCATTGGTATCAAACTGCCTAGTTCCACCAGAACTAAGCAATTCTAACTTATAACCAGCCGGAAGAACTACACCTTCCATTTCATCTCTGCGAATGCTTCTAACCATTGCTTCAAGTCCCGAACGTGCTTCAACAGTCTGCGGATTCTGATTGTCCCATATATCAAAATTTTCTGGTCCATAAATAACCGGAAGACCAGCCAAATCTCTTTCAATTCCAATTCCCTCAATCTCCTGTATACGGCGCTTGAAATACCATGAACGATAGGCGTTCCTCAAAATGCTCCGACCTTCTGGATTATTCTTTCTTGACTTTGTGCGAAATAATAGTGCCTTCTCAATGGGGATTGTAAAGGTGCCAAAGTCAGGAGGCGGCATTTGTGTCATGCCAAGCAAGTTATCCTCGTTGTCATATTCCCACTGATAGAGCGTTTCCTGCGCTCTGATTGGCAGCTTCCTCCAGCCAATCAGACCATCATTGTATTTGCTCTTTGTCCGTGGGTCTTTTGTATTTCCCATGCGGCGTTTATACACAATCTCATGGTAGCTCCAGCCATAAGTGAGAAAAGACAGAATTTCAGAGATGGTATCTATCCATGTATCCTGCATATCATTCATGCAGCTTTCTACAAATTCAGCTGCTTCTTTATCTTTTGCTGTATCTCCGCCAGGCTCCACATTCCAGTTACACTGCCTTACCAGCATTTCGATTGCAAAAAGGATAGCGCCTACTATATCATCGTTCTCTGACATTTCTGTGTAAGCTGCTATCCCTCTGTGTCCTCTCAGCTCTAGTAGAAACTCTTCATAAATAGTTCCTCCGTATCGCCGCTGCCCTATGCGCCCAATTTCTTTGTTTCCAGCCATTTCTTCTCACCTCACTTTCTCCAATAACTATCCTTTCCTAAACTGCTGCCTGAAGGTGGCACTGAATAAGTCATACCGCTTTCTATTTGGTTGAAAGCGTTTGCTCCAGCGTCTACCATATCCTTAAAATCTGACTGTGGGAACGACTCATATTGATTAAAAAACTCACTGTTCCACGGTGCAATCAAAATATCAACAAATCCTGTATCCATTGTTTCAGTACCCTGCCACATTGCAGAAAAAGGCTCCGCCCTTGTTACTTTGTCTCCAGATTCCGGCATTATCTTCACAACAAATCCTGATAACAGTTTCATATAACTTTGTGCCTGCTCTTTCCCTGCCTGCCCAGGGTCTTGTGGCAATCTTTGGACTACTCTGCCGTATGCTGCCCTGTCTGCCTGTGCTGTCATAAGCACCAACTTTCTAACATCTGAAGCTGACAGGCGCCTATTGATAACATCTGCCACAATGTACC